GATGCAGCCAGTTCTAAGTTCATATGCCACGCTTAGACAGAGTTCTATCAAGAAACCAGTAGTTAATAGTTCCTGAGAGCAAAGCAGAAAAGTCTGGAGTCATCATTGTCTTAAAGACTTCAGTAGCAGGTGAGCCACCTAGCCATGCGTTCCATGCAAACCACACATGGATAAATGACCAAATAAATAGTACCCAATATGTTACTACTGGACGCACAGAAGCAGAAAGTGAGGCTACCCATCCACCTGCGGCTTTTACCATCTCTGCCTGTTGTGTAATGGCGTTGTTGAAGGCATCCATGACCCCTACATCAATAGCGGCTTCTCTTTGTGCGCCAATCTCAGCTAACTTCTGTTGACCACGTTGGGCTTCCAAGTCGCATTGGAACTTGAACATATTGAGTTCATGCTCACGCTCATTCTTCTTATCCATCCATTTAAGAACTTCTGGGGCCATCCTAAAGATGCCACCAAAGATAGAGCCTAGTAAACCGCCAGATAATACTTCAAACATAATTAGAGTCCAATCTTTCCAAGCAGGAGATTAACAATCTTATCCGACAAATTGTTAGGGAGAAATTTAAGAAATCCGAGAAACCATAAAGCTACACAACCATAAACAATGATTTTTAAAGCCAAATCAAATGTTTTTTGATACTCGTTCATCGTCCACATTTAGCTTTAGCGCATATATCTTGAATTTCAGATATTCCAAATGCAACAGCTAATCCAAACAAAATCAGTACAAAAGCACCCGCAACAATAGCCATTTGTTCCTCTTGTTCTTCTTTCTTTTTCTTGGCTTCTTCTTTGGCTTGTCTAGCAGCATGAGCATCTTCTACGTCCATCAACTGCGCTCGTTCTTTAATCTTGTTCCATACGTCAATCTTTCCAGACTGCATAAATAGCATTTTTAATTCTTCTTCAAATGCTCTTGCTTGTTCTAAAGCCATCTCAATCTGAATAGCCGTACCCATGTTAGAGCCACCAGACTTCTTAGCATGAACCATTGCTTTTGTAGCAGTAGACTTGGCATCGAACATCTTGCCAATCACACCCGCAAGAGAGCCTAAGTCATTAGCAACCTGTGCGGCTTGCTTGACTACTTTAATTGCTGACTGTATGCCAGCTAGGGCTGTTAGAGGGTCAATCATTTTTTATCTACTTTTTGCCATTCAAGACAAATAACTTGTCGATTGTAAACATCACCTGTCCATGCCCACCTGACACAACGATATTTCTCTTTACTAGATGCTACCAATGTAAACAATATTGATAGCACTAGTATCCATCTCACGGCATAGCCCAAAGAATTACATGACCACAGAACATGACAAAACAAAAGAGAAAGGCTAGAGCAATAATAGCTTCTAGCCAATCCATCATTTTTTAATCCAAGTCTGCCAGATAGCACCAGCAGCCATGATTAAAGCACCCACCCATAGAATAGGCTTGGCAGCAGAAGCAATCCATCCTAAGACTTTAAAAGCCCCATCAAGAGCCTTTATAGCCTCTACAAGACCTTTTGTATTCTTGTCTATCTCATCTACCTTAGATTCAACTGCAAGCAGTCTTTCGTAGATTTGCGAATGGGTTACTTGGTCTTCCATGATTTACTTCTTATGCAGAAGCCTGTGCCGCTTGATAAGCCGCAATAACTGCTGGAGTCCAGACTGTATTGCAGATAGCAACAACATTAGCGGGAACGCCTGTCAGGTCTTGTGCGGGCGTGAGGCTTGAACGATGAAACTTCTTGCTGATTTCAACATCATCCTCAAGAATTCTTGTAGCTTCTCGGTATAAGACTGTGCCATTTTCTTCAACAGTAATTTGGTCTACTGAAATTGTTTTGGTAAGCATGATTTTTCCTTTTGGTTAAGTATCCGACTTGGCTAATATGGCCTAGTTAATTAAACGAAATAAGTTCCTGAGACTAAAATGACTGCTGCCGCATCTATGTTTACTTCATCCCATGCACCGCCACCAGTTGGAGTTTGTCTCACGTTAATATTTACACTACCTGACGCAAATAGCAACATTAAAACCTTTCCTGCCGTCAGAGCTAAATTATCAACAAAACCCACAGTAACAGAAGCAACCGCAGAGCTAGAGGTAAATGGAAGTCCACCTATCCGTGAACCGCCTGTACCAGTATGCCCAGACCAATCTAGGTGTAACTGAAAACTTACAGCTCTACCAATTTTGGTATATGTTCCAGTTTGTATGTTATATGTACAAGTACCAGAAGTAGTATTCCCGAACATAGTAGGTGTAAAAGTACCTTCTTCATAGTCATCTAGCGTATTAGCGTCTGATGATGCTGATTGAGTTGCGGGGAATGTGATGCCAGCACCGCTTGATGTTGGAGTAGCGTTACCAACAGAAAGTGCTGTTACTACTTGAACACCACCATCAGCAGGAATTCTCATTCTTTCTGTAGGTGCTACAGTGCTTGCGTTATTAGTTGTTCTAGTCAACATAACCAAAGCGCCAGCAGTTCCACTAGCATTATTGGTTTCAACATATCCCATATATGTTGGGGCATAGTCAGTCCCTGCGTTATAGCCCATTCCAATCAAGCGATAACCACCCACACCATTTTCAGATTTACCAATATTGATGTAAGCACCGCCATTGATTGTGGTGTTATTTGTTTGTGCAAGTTGCATCTTGCCAAAAGGCGAACTCGTACCAATTCCAACATTACCTGTGTTGTAGTAAATATCAGAACCAGTAGTTGTCCATTGGCTTGAGCCACCACCACCCGATGGTGTAGCCCAAGTTCCATCACCACGCCAGAAAGTTGTAGAAGATGCTGAAGTTCCTGAGTTCAAATTGGTAACTGGCAGATTTCCTGTTACACCTGTGCTAAGTGGTAATCCTGTTGCGTTTGTTAAAACACCGCTAGATGGTGTACCAAGAGCAGGTGTTACCAAAGTAGGTGAAGTCGCCAAGACATTAGCACCAGTTCCTGTGATTGTTGCAAAGCCAACTTGGTCATAGTCCCAAGATGCAGCCGTTGTTCCACTTGTCAAAATGCAAGTGAAAAGAGTTGTTACGCCAGCAGGAATAGTTGTGATTGTGTTTGCACCACTAGACTGAACAGTCAACACACCAGTTGAATTATTCTCAATTGAATAACTCATGCCCAAAGCTAAAGTGCTTGTAACAGGCAGAACAATCGTTTGGGTTGTTGTTCCAGTAAAGAATTGCTGATGATTGCTTGTAACTGTAAGAGTTGTAGTTCCCGCAGCAGTAGCAGTTGTTGTATAACCCATCTTAGGGTTATCAATAACAGGTGCAGTCAGAGTCTTATTTGTCAGGGTCTGAGTATCAGTATCACCAACAATAGCACCGCTAGGCGCAGTCACAGCAGTAAATGCTGATGTTCCATTACCCTTAACAATGCCTGTCAGAGTCCCTACACCTGTACCACCACCAGCCACAGAAATTGTGTCTCCAGTAGTTCCTGAGTACAAATCTTTAACCTGTGACATTAACTCACGGATAGCATCGTTGATACCAGATGGCGCACATCCCTCTGAAATATTGATACTATCAATGTCTGTGTTATTTGCAGGAGTCGAACTCCACTCGGAGATTTTTGTCTTTGGCATATCTATTCCTTAGTCGGGGTTAGCCATTCCAGTTAGGTCAATTTTATAGCGTAAATCAGGCGCAAGACCCAATAAACCTTGTGGTGAAGCAGCAAACATCTGAGTAGCCTCTGCTGGTGAAGCCATGTAATTTAACAATGGCTCTGTGATATTCATGCGCTGATAAAAGTTCTGAACAGCAGGGTTTAAATATCCCTTTGTTAATAAAGGAGGTATACCCAAACTAGCAGCACCAGCCGCCAATGGGACACCCATAGCTGTAGATGTTGTTAAGATACCAGCAACCTTGGCAGGGCCTGACGTAAGCATATCTTTCATTGTTGCTCGCTCTGTTGTAAAGCTACTTCCAATCTTAGGCTTCAAGGCAGACTGAGCAACATCAGCCAAAGCTACCATAGTGCTTGCTGGCTCTTGTCCAAAGATGCTTGGCAATGTAGAGGGTGACCTTTCGTCAGTCTTAATGATATTTTTACCAAACTTAACAATGTCTAAATCACCTGCATTGTTTAATGAGCCTAGCTTAATATCAGCCAATACACCACGAGCCAACATCAATTTACCTTCTTCATCTAATAGCGGAATAATCTTGTCAGCAGCACCACTCTCATTGTTTGCTATTGTCTTAACAATGGTTGAGTCGTTAGCATCTGCAAAACGCTGATTTAGATTAGTTGCTTCACCATAAGAAGCACGTAAATCTTTTAACCTTGCTAAATCATCATCAAGACCTTGGTTTTTAAATGTAGTATCTCGTGCATCATCTAACGTATCTCGTAACTTTCTAAACGCTTCACCCATTTTTCTGCCACGATTTTCATAAGCTAAGTCAGAAAACATTTTGCGTTGGTCTTGATAGTCAGCACCAGAAATGTAGCCTTTTTGCTCATATCCTTGGAATGAATATTCAGGCGTACCAGAGTTAATTAACTCTTGACGAATCTTGTCTCCAAACTGTTTATAGTTAGGATTTGTTGGCTTTAAACCAGCCTCATCTAATGCCGCTTGAACTTGCTTCTCTAATGCTTCATTCTTAGCACCAAAGTAGAATTCTTCAAAACCTTTTAATCGTCTGTCTTGTCTCTCAGAAGGAGGTAAAGATTCCAATAATTTTCTTGCTTGCAAGATATTGTTTTTAAAGTTAGGAACTTCAGCTAAAACAATATCAGATTGAGATGAGATTTTTTTAATTGCTTCACCAATATTATTTACGTTAGTTTCAGCAGCTTGTTTAACGGCTTTTGCACCACCAGAAAATGCTACATCAGGTGCGCTTGGCATACCACCAAACATATTAGCAATTTGATTTAGAACCTTCTCAGCATAGTCTGATTGAAGATTAAACTTCTTGGTAAACTGAGAAGATGAGAATGGCAATGTAGAAGCAACAGCCTCAAACAATTGAGCAGTTTTACCTGCGCCAGCTTGAGCAGGAGTTAACCCTAACTCATCAGTAAATCCAAGAACTTTAGCCTTGCCAGCCATAGCAGCATTACGTTGTTCAGCAAACGTCAAAGGTTCTACAGGTCTTGCCTTAGTTTGCATACCCATAGCACCTACTGGAACACCAGCAACCAAACCTAAAACACTAGCTGGAATATCACCAACAATGGGTTGTGCTTTTTCTGCAACAAATTGGCTTGTTGCGCCAGCAGGTACAGCAGTCGCTAATTGTTGTGCAGGGTTAACAGCCATACGAGTAGCCATCTCTCGTGTCATAGGCGTAGTTGCTTGTCGAGCAATGTTTGGCAATGATGAAACTGCTGCGCCTGTACCGCCTAAAGCCCCAAAACCCGCCTCTACCATGCGCTGACCAGTTGTCTCAGGCTTTGCTACCCCTGCGCTTGTCATAGCGTCTTGGACTGTTTTAGACAACATCTGCAAACGAGGTAAATCCTTACCTGTAAGTTGTTCACCACCAATAAGAATCATGTTGATAAGTGCATTAAGTGCATCACCAACTGGAACAGCCATAGAACCCGCAAGTTGTCCGTATGGGCCTAGCGGAGTAAGCGCAGCAGCACCAATCAAAGGAGGGGCTAAACCACGAGTCGCAGCACCCGCATATTTAACAGATGAATCCTCAGACTTACCTGCTCTCTTGCTACCCATCTGTGGATAGTAGCCAAATGTTGCAGATTCAGCACTTGCTGGAACTAATCTAGCAGCCAAGCCTTTTCCAAAGATTTCATCAAATTGTGATGCACTCTCAGGATGTGCTTTTAGGTAAGCAATGTCTTTAGCCGTTGGTTTTTCCATATTTACCTTGCGTATGGATTAGGTGCATTGAATGGGTCTGGAGGAGGAATAAACTTAAATCCACGCAAACTCTTATTGTTTTCGTAGAAATAGTTTTCAGCCTGTTCAGCGTATGCTTTTTTCTTATCACTTAAATAAATAATTTCTTTCAAAGCAGATTTTTTAGCCTCCAATGAAACTGATGGGTTATCTAAAGAACCAGCAGCTTTATCATATCGTTCTGCATCAGCATTTGACGTACCACCACCAAGTTTAGGAGAGTTCAAAACTAATGTCTGTGCTATTGTTTTTAATTTATCATTTGCATCTTTAGCATCTGAACTAATGCCAAATGCTGCCCCAACACCTTTAACACCAGCTTCAAATTTCGTACCATATGCTTGGTCTAATAATGGCGAAGCTCTCATTGCAGCACTAGCCATATCATCAGCTTTGTTAGCTTCTAATTTCTCTTTGTTAAGAATATCCAATTCTTTCTTCTGAGCATAAGAGAATTGCTCTGGCTTATTAGCTTCTGTTGCTGTTTTAAGTGCCAACAATGCAGCAGTATTTTGTGCTTGCAATTGTTTGTATTGAGCAGAATCTTGTTGTCCTTTTTCCTTTAAGTCAATCATTGCTGTTTGAAATGCTTGGGTTTGTGCTTGTGCCGCTTTAATAGTATCTTGAGATTGTTGGAAAGTTTGACTTCTAAATATAGCGTCTGAAATTTCTTTACTTCGTTGGTCAGCTTTATCAGGGTCAATCAACCCTTTACTAAAGCTAGTCGCATACTGAGTAGCAAGATTTTTAAGATGTGTAGGGATAGTTGGGTCAGTTGTAAACTGTAAAAACGGATTGTCTTCTTGACCACCAGCACCAAGAAACCCAGCTTTACGCAAGTCAGGTACAAGTTTAGCCATTTGCGACAATGACGCTATTGGGTCATTTGACAACATAGCTAAGGCTTGTAACTTGTTAGGGTCAATGGTGCGTGTAGTCTGAGCAGGTCTTACACCTTCTCCAACTTGCTGACCCATAATATCCTCACCATACATCTCTTTTGCAGGAGTGGTTGTAGTGGTAAAGATTTGTGGGGCAAGTTGCCTCATTTGTTCTTCTTGCTTACGCTTACGCAATAATTCTTGCAGTTGGTATGTCTGCAATTGTTCTTGCATTACATCCTTCATACCGCCCTTATAGGCTTTCTGACCAAGTTGCAAGCCTTCAGCAATAGACTGTCCAGTATTACCACCTGCGAATAGTCTGCCAGCTAATGCGTAGAGTGCTTGTGCTTGTGCGTCTTCACGATTTTTCTGAATGTCAGCAGGTGACATACCTAGCAGACCCATTGTGTCTGCACCGCCTGTACCAAAAATGTCTAATAGTCCAGCCATGTTCAATCCCACCAGTTAGAGCCAAGAGCAGGGTAATTAGCATCAATAGTTCCCATGTTAGGCGCAGAACCACCAAGGAAACTTGAACTAAATGGATTTATGTAACTTAGATTAGGAGAACCTAGATTCTTGTAAACACCAGAACCAACAGCAGCTATGCCCAATGCTTTTTGTAGGGCAGATGTGTCAGCAGCACCACTAGAAGTAGTCTGTCCAACTCGTCCTAATGGGTTGCCATATACCAATGACATATAGTTTTGCAAGTTTTGTTGTGGTTGGTTTTGCAAGAAGTTAAAACGCTGAATATCAGCACCCAACTGTTGACCTTGGTAGCCTTCACGCAACTGCCCAGCTTGCAACAACTGGTTAATGTCTTGGTAATCAGCTTGAGCCAATGCTGGCGCAGCACCAATAGCCGCTTGTTGCCTTGCTCTCTCTTGCTCGTAGTTCTGATAAGCAAGTTGACCTGCTGTGTTGGTCAATGCTTGTGCATATTGACCTGTAGCACGATTCTGCAAGTTACCCATAGCACCAGAGCCATAACGTCCTGCTAGGCTTGCTTTAGAACTAATGTCGCCCATTGTGTTCTGGAACTGAGACTGAGCAGCTTGAGCAGCAGGTGCAAATGCACCTTGGAAGAATGGATTACCACCCAGATAAGCACCGCCCAAAGTACCCTGTAACTGCTGTTGAGCAAGTCCAGTTAAAGGGCTACCTGCCAAAGCACGAGTCTCTAAGGCTTGAACGCCAGCTTGTGTGGTTTGTGAGGGTGCTACAAAGGTTTCGCCTGTGTAGTATTTAGGGCCACCGCCCTGATACAGACCTGCGCCTTGCTCTAAGCCATACGTTAAATATGGTGCTATTGTTGGGTCAATTGTGGATTTGGTTTCGGTTACCATCTTTACTCCTAAAAGTTCGGATTCCGAGATGGGTCATCCACGGAAACCATTATACATAAATTATTAAAATCAACCAATAATTGCATATCTATACGTCTTATTAGCCGTTGAATTGGCAAAGTGGTTAATCGTAGCCGTACCCTGTCCTTGGGAACTGGCGTAAATGTTTGTCAATGAATTTACTGAAACAAAGTTCATTGTGGCAATTAGGGATGCTGTTGTTGGTCTGGTAGGGCTAGTCCCAGCAGCATAAAACTGTAAGGAAACATTAGTGCTTGGGGAAGACCAATATAACTCGATGTAATCATTAGCTGATAGGTCTAAAAAGTAGTTCCATCCGACAACTGTATGCCCATCAATTCCACCATGAGAACTAGGAACACCAATAAGCCCAGTAGAACCACCAATATTTGTGCCATTTTTACGCAACCAAACGCTTACATCATGCTCTTGAGTATCTGTATTTTGAAACTGTCCAGACCATTGAAAGTTATAAACACCTGCGTTTTTGACATTTACCCTAGAACTATTGCTTAAAGTTACCCCATTAGAAACATCTGTAGTGTCTAAAGTCATTGCATAGGCAGTATTAGCCGCAGCTAAAGTCTGGTCAACAACGCTCTGGAAAGCCCCATATGGGATGTAATCAGCATAAGAAGCACTAGAGATAGGAACAAACAAGATAACGCTATCAGGGCCTATCCTTCGGTCTGTCAAAGTGGTAGTAGTAGCACCACCAGTTGCCAGAGTCAAAGTGCCTGTGTTATTGGTCTTTCCGTCCATGATGCCACGGACTACCTCCGCTACAGCCCTCTGGTCACCACCAAATGCAGGTAGGCTTCTAAACATCAGCGAACCCCCTGTGGCGTAACATCCACATCCACAGAGATAGCATTATTCCAATTGTCACCAGTAGGAGTGACTTTTAGCCTGTGATACCTACCTGCGCTTCTTAGGGGAACACGATTTTCGGAACTAGCAGCCACCGCAGTATTAAAACTCACACCTTGGTTTAGCAAGGTACGAGAAGCAATAGCCACAGTTGCAGAGCCATTATCGACAATAGGTCTAGCTAGGGTTACTACTGAGTTAGCACCAATATCCAAGTCTCCAGTAGAAATTACACCTGTTTGACTAGCACCTGTGTAAGTCATCACACGAGTGGCTAAAGTACCACCTAAAAAATACTTGCCACCAATATATAGCTGAGAATCTAAACTTGTCGTTAACGCATCAATAGACGTTGAAAGACTATCCAACTGCTCAAGCGTTACAGACGATGTAGAGGCTTCTGCTAGGAAATCTGTACCAGCATCCCCATAAGTCCACTTTTGAGTTTTAAAGTTATAAATTATTACACTTCTGTTTCCGTTAACAGTTTTGTAATTCCAGATTACAAGTTTTCGGATTGGGTCAACAGCAGCAGACATGGTTTTATAGTCAGCTTCCGAGGCATCTTGTAGGAAGAATCTATCTACCTTTTCTGCACCAATAGCTGTGACATTTTGTCCGTCACACATATAGAAACCATCGTCAGACAAAAAGAAAGTTACGCCTTGGTATTGTGCAATCGAGCCAGATACCATGCAGCCCTTACCACGAGATATATTGTCAAACTGGAATATAAACGGAGTCCCAACATAGGTCATTCTATGAATTGCTCTCTCAAGCAAGACAAGACCAAACTCACCACCACGAATTCCAACAATCTGACCACCATCAGGAATGTCCTGATAATCAGACTGTGTGTTTACGTTTTCTGTCCAATCAGTCTCATCATTGATAGCTGACCAACGGACACGATACTGTTGTTGAGTGGTTTCTAGTGTATTAGCGCAAACAACAAAATCACGCACCACAGTAATAAACTTAGCAATAGGCGCAGTAGCCGATAAATCAGCAAACGATGTAGAAGTTCCTAGCGTCCATGCTTGAAGTTTCTCAGCGTTATTGGTAGAAATTACAACCTTGCCAAACTGAGTAAAACGAACCCTGTCGTTAGCACCAGTTGTCATGCCTGTTTTAACTTGAGTAATACCGCCCACACCAGAAACTGTGTAAATCTTAGATGCGCCAGCAGCAAACAAAGCAGTATTTCCATCTGGTTGCTTGGCAGCGTAGAGTGAAGTTAAATCTTCAGCAGCGTTACTTGTGGAGAACGTGACAGGCGTAGGAAATGGGCCATAACCGATAGCCTGAGAAACCACGTTCTTAGCGTCAGTCAACGCACCAGACACGCTAGGCTGGTCAGGCATCCACTCACCAAAAGTTAGTTTTGTCGTAGCCATGTATTACTTCCTTGAGCCTGTATTGTCCATGTATTGTCATTAGCAGAAACTGGAGTCCATGTGTTTGTGTCACCAGAAACAGTAGTCCATGTATTGCTGTCGGTAGAAACTGGTGTCCAAGTGTTATTGTCTTGTGGTACTGGAGTCCAGTTGTCACCAAGAATAACGCCATAGGCAGTAATTGTTGCTAGACCTGATACCGAGGCTACCCCTGCATATATTGCAGACGCACTAGCGACAACATTAGCATTAGCTGTCACGCTTGCTACCGAATCTCTAATCCTGATTGCATCAGCAATTACTGTAGATGTTCCGCTAACACTAGCAGAAGCACTTTGCTGACGGATGCCAATTGCGCTTACTGTTGCACTACAAGTAATACTTGCGACACCTTCAGCAACCAAACCACCATTTGCAACTACTGTAGCTACACAAGTAACGGAAGCAACGCCATCCTTAACAATACCCCCAACAGCAGTTACATCTGCATTGCCAGTAATACTTCCACTAGCAAACTGAACACGAGTAGCGTTAGCAGTTACTGTAGATGTTGCATCAACTGCACCAGAGGCAAACTGCACCCTAGTTGCATCACAAGACGCACTAGCATTAGCCGTAATACTTGCGCTGGCTAACTGAACCCTTACTGCATCTGCCGTAACAGTCGCTGAACCATCTACCGCCCCAGAACCAAACTGAACCCTTGTACCATCGGCTATAACGCTTGCAGACGCAGTTACAGACCCATAGGCATCCCATAGGGTTACAGAGGTATCATAAAGTGGACTATCGAGTGTGAGTGTTAAGTCATCAATGCTAGACTTTAAATTGTCTAGCGAGTCAATCGTCCACGGAGGCAGTAAGTCAGCCATCTCACGCTAAAGTAACGCTCAATGAACCAACAGCAATGCGGAATACATCACCAGTTGCAATCGTCTTAGAAGCGTCTAATGGTGTGTGATACAGCAAGTTACCTGTAGTCAAAGCATCACGGATTCCAATGTGGGTAATTGTTCCCCATGAACCGCCAGCTTGAGGAAACTCAATAGCAGCAGAGTTTGTAGATGCACCATTACTAGGCGCACCAAATGTCACAGACTGACGAGCGTAGCTAGTACCAGAACACTCAGTTCCAGTATCAGCATCAGTTGGGTCAGTTGTGTATAAAGCAAGATACACAGTCGTAGGTGCTGTGTAAGCAGTTGCTCTCAACGTCACATTGATAAGAGCATTTTCGAGATAATTACTAAGTTCAGCCATGATTTCACCTTGCAGTTAATTTGATTGACAGGGGTACACCAGAATACTGAGTGTTTTCATCAGACCTAGTGAGAGAAGAAATTGCTCTGTCGTACATAGAACCCCATGTATTGATACGAGCGTCATTCATTAAATACGGCTCTGCCTCAACCAATGCACCATACAGCAAGCCATCAGGGGCAATATTCAAGAAAACATTGCTTGTGTTACTGCTAGACAAGTATGCTGGCGCAGCGTAATAAAGCATCTTCAACGTATAGATACCATCTGGTGCAGGTGCTAACTGAAACTCAGAAGCAAGAATCGTGTAAGACTTTGGAACGCCAACTTCTGATGTTCTTGGGTCATTAGATAACGATGATGGGCTAGAGTAACTCAATGGTTGAATTGGATTTGTCATCACAACAAAATCACGAATTTCTAAAAAGTCGCTAGGTATCTCTACAGTTGCATCACCAGAGACTGTGCTAGTCGTTACAGACTTTAGCATCTGGCGAACACGCAACTCTCTACGCAAACGATTCTCAGCCAGAGTAATGAAGTCTGGAATAATGCTTGTCAAGTCAGACCTAGCCAAATAGTTGGCTATTGAAGTCTGCAAGTCAGAATATGTTGAGAGGCTCATACCACTCCAGTTCTAGTGCGCCATGCACGATTCATTGGGTCATTTAACCAAGCAGCAAAACGCTTGTCATCAAGAACAGCAAAGCCACGCATGATTCCTTGTTTGTTCAAGTCATCAATAACTGTCATAGGAATAGAAGCTACTTTATTGCCAAACAGTTGGTCAGACCATC